AAGAATCATAAAGAATAATCAGGAGTATAAGCAGACTGATGCTGACTATGAAATATATAGTGACTTTGATAAATCTTTTTTGCCTAATCCCTTTACTAGGCAGTTGTCTCGTAAGACCAATGAATCTTCGGTTTCTATGGCAATTAGGAATCTTTTATTGACTAATAAATATGAGAGAAGAAGAAATCCTGCTTTCGGTTCTACTATTTCGGCGTATCTGTTTGAACCTTTTTCTGAAACAGTATTGGGTGAGGTAGAAGATCGTGTTAGGAAAACAATTGACAATAATGAACCGAGGGTGCGAATTCTAGAACTGAATGTAACTACAAATGAGAAAGAAGACGAGTTAATTATAAGTTTAAAGTTTGCGACATCAACATCGCCGACACCCGAAAAACTCAACATTACACTTTATAGAGTAAGATAAATGACTGACTTAACAACACTTGATTTTGATTCAATCAAGGGAAATTTAAAAAATTATCTAAAAGAACAAACTGTCTTTCAAGATTATGATTTTGAAGGGTCAAACATCAATGTTCTTTTAGATATTCTTTCATATAATAGTTATCTTAATGGATTTTATTTGAATATGTTAGGAAGTGAAATGTTTCTTGACAGCGCTCAGCTGCGCGATTCTGTTATATCTCACACAAAAGAACTTAACTATTTACCTCGTTCTTTTAGGTCTGCTACTGCGAATGTCAATTTATCTATCTATGATGGTGACGCGGCCTCAGTTATTATTCCTCGCGGCACCTCGTTCACTGGAACATCGGGCAATCGCAACTATACTTTTGTAACTGGTGATAATGTTGTTACGAAGCCGGGTGTTGCGGCTAATACTTTCATCGCAGAGAATATTAATTTATACGAAGGCGATTATGTTTCAGATTCATTTGTAGTCAATAACGATGACTCACAACGATTTATATTATCAAATAAAACAATTGATGTTACAAGTCTTCTTGTAGGTGTGCTTGAAGATAACGGCGGCACTCTCAAGTCATATACCAGATCAGATTCTCTGTTTGGTCTTGGATCAACATCTGAGGTATTCTTTATTCAGCCGGCAGACAACGACCGATATGAGATTGTATTTGGTGATGGTATCATTGGTCGCAAACCAAAAGATAGAGCAATCGTAACGATTCAGTATCGCGCTTGTAACGGTGAGTTACCTAACGGGATTGCGTTGTTCTCAGCTGATGGCAAAGTAGGAACAAGTCTCATTACAAATGTTGTTGTGAACGAGGCTGCTAAGGGTGGAACAATCTCAGAAAGTCTAGACTCCATTAAGTTCAATGCTCCTCGTGCGTTCACTACACAAGAGCGCGTTGTTACATCAAGGGATTATGAAACACTGCTGTCTAACCAGTTTACTGAAATCAATGATGTCTCAGCTTATGGTGGTGAAGAGTTCGTGCCGCCGAAGTTTGGTAAAGTGATTATTGCTGTTGACTTGAAATCAACAGATGAGTTACCTCCTTCACGAAGAGCGGCATTCGCTAGTTTCATAAAGAAGCGTTCGCCATTGGCCATTGATCCCATATTCGTGAAACCCGAATATACTTACATTAAAGTGGATTCTAAAGTTCGTTATAACCTGAACCAAACTCAGTTGACAGTAAACGATATACAGTTCATTGTCAAGTCATCAATTCAAAATTATAATGCGAGCACCTTGAATGGATTTAATAAGACGCTTCGTTATAGTCGCCTTCTTGCTAGTATTGATAGTTCTCAGATATCAATCGTTAGTAACGATACTGAGATTCTCGCTGTCAAAACGATTGTGCCAGTGGTTAAGAAACCTACAAACTTCACCGTTGATTTTGGAGTCAAGTTAAAAGACAATATACCTAAGTTACCAAGTGTTCACGGTGCCAACGAAACTTCTATCATATCATCTTCTAAATTTATCTTTAGCGGACACGAATGTTTCATTGAGGATGACGGCGGTGGTATACTGAATATCGGCACAACATCATTCGGAACCCACGTTGCTCTTCGTAACATTGGTACAGTTAATTATGAGACAGGCGTTTTAGTAATAAATCAATTTGCGCCTACAGAACTGGTTGATAAATCTTTTAATATTTTTGCTAAAACTTTTGATCTAGATGTGAAGTCAGAGCGAAGAACCATTCTAAAAATCCGTCCAGAAGATATTACCGTGACTGTTGAACAGGTCAGACTCTAATGCGTCAGATTGAAGACTTTATCAGTCCTCTTGTTGAGGGACAGTTTCCTGCGTTTTATCGTGACGAAGGAAAAATGTTTGTTACCTTTGTAAAGGCATATTATGAGTGGGCAGAAAATAATCTTCAACTACTGACACTTGAAGATACAACAAATTTCAATAAAAACGATACAGTCACGCAGGGAAATACCACTGGTAAAATCATTGCTGTGTATTCAACTTATTATATGGTTCAGCTGGATAAACTGGATCAGTTTAGGTGTAACACTCTCTGTAATGACTTGACTCTTTGTACTAGTTCTTCCGGTGGTTCATCATACATTAACACCGCTGAAAGTTTTAATCACGAATACCTCGCAAGAAAGTTAGTAGATATTCGTGACATTGACACGACTATTGAGAAGTTCATTGTTTCATTTAAGAACAAGTATCTACCTGATATTCAGTTCAACACCGCGTCAAACAAAAGACTCTTTATCAAAAATGCTTTAGACTTTTATAGGGCAAAGGGCACCGAGAGAGCAGTAGATTTATTTTTCAAATTAATATACGGTATTGAAGCTGGTATATATTATCCTGCTGATGATTTGTTGAAAGCATCAGACAATGAGTTTGTCAATGTACAATATCTTGAAATTGATCCGAATGAAACCAATGTACAGTTGATTGGTCAGACAATCACTGGCACTATAACTGGATCAACTGCCTATGCTGATAGACTGGTTCGTGTCAAGAAGAATTCTAGATTTATTGAAGTCGTTTATCTTGAGAATGTTTCAGGTAACTTTCAAACAGGTGAAGATGTAAGAACATATGATTTATCTACTAATGTAAGTGCGCGTATTCTCGGATCACTCTCATCGTTAACGATTGTTAAAAATGACGAAGGATACAAATTGGGTGACATCATCGCTTTCACTGACGGTGATGGCCGTGGAGGTAAACTGCGTGTTGACTCGGTAGTAGACAAAACAGGTTTGGTAGAGTTTGAGTTAATAAATGGTGGTTGGGGTTATTCGGCGAATGCTAGCATTCTAGGATCAGAATCAATACTTTTAATGAATGACTTGACCAACGAGAACGAGGAGTGGTTTTACCATCAGACAGCGTTTAAACAATTTGAAACAATCAAACAAAATCTGGTCAGTGTAAATTTAGCTAATACCAATGAAGATATGAGTTCATTTACAGTATCTTCTAATGTTGAGATTATCGATTCTGTAACCAATGCTGTGGTTTATGCGGGAAGAGTAACAAAGTCTTCAGCCACTGGATTTGTAATGGACTATGATAGTTTTGTACCGATCGCCCCAACCCCTTATGTTTGGAATAAGTTCAACGGCAATTTAGACAACGATGGAAGTAGCAGTGGTTCTATAAACATCACTTCTGGCGCTACACCAACATACGAAACTGGTCAAGATGGCGTGATCAATTCCGCGTTCGAATATACATCAGGCGACACTTTGCGCTTTGCAACTTCACCCACGAATAACAACAGTGATTTTATGTGGGCGGTTTGGTTCAAACAAGACGGCTCTGCTTTTGGAGATACATCCGCAGTCATAGGCACTGGATACAGCAATCAGTTAATCCACATAGGTGCAACAGCACCCAATTCAACCACTCCAAGCTTGCAGATACGGCACACTGTGAGCGGAGGTTGGCAAACTACTGTTGCTTCTACACAACCCACTTGGACAGACTGGAACCACTATACGTTAGTAAAGAGCGGAAATAATTTATACTTATATTTAAATGGTCTTTTGGTTGCTTCAGATACTTTACCGGGGACTCAGACATATAATAATGATTTAAACCTTGGATTATATAACACTGGCAGAGTAACTGGCGATTTTGACGATCTTAAACTCTACACCACCCTTCCCATTCCAGCAGGAGCTTCTTCCTTTAATACAGACTATATAGGCGATGTTAATACATTATCCTTAAAAAACGATACATTGTCAAGCGAAATATCAACCAATACTGATATTTCTGCCACAGCAAATGTAATCGGAGTCAAAGACACTTTTAAAATTGATTATACAATCGGCGCCAATGATGCGATCACAGTGAATGAAACAATATATCAACTGAATGATTCCGATC